AGACGAAAAGTCAAGCCCTGTTTTCCATTTTTTTCAAAAAAAGCGCCAACTTTTTGCTTTTCCATCTCTAGTAGTATCTTTGAGACATCCCTTTGAAAGAGATATTCTCTCTGATTCTTTTTTGCCTTCCAATCCTCGTATCTCTTGGATGCTTGTATATCAAACAATCCACCCCATCGTTCTCCAGATACAAAATTTGCGACTAAAAAATCTATTATTTCCTCGCGTTTATAATCCCTAGCAAGTTTCTTTATAGATACCATATCTTTTCGTTTACGAAAAGTCTCTGGTTTTACTCTAACTTTACCCTTATACTTCACTACATCATACGACTTAGTAGTGAAATGAAGTTTAATCGCTAGGTACAGTTTATAAACTTCATAGGGTTCAATCATATGGGTAACTTACAAGACTTTTGTCCCTTAACCAAGTTAAGTCCAATTGCTTCTGCTTTAATCTTTTCTTTTAGAGATGTTGTAAGTAACTTCTTAACACTCTCTATTTCGATTTCATTCCTGCCACAATATTCCACTAGAACATCGATATAGTTCCCAGCAGATACAGCTTTTCTTTCTATGTGTTGAGAGAACTCAGCGGATGTATGAAATTCTTTCGTAACCATGAATACATCGCTAACCTTCTCTTCTTTTTCTGTGTCATTGTCCACTATCAATTTTGGCATATTTTCGTTCCACATTCCTCAAATCCTTGTTTACATTTCTTAAAATCCGTTCTTCCTCAAAATCACTTTTCCATTTCTTAACATAACTAATAACATCATATTGTGGTTCAATATATGGATTCTCACATTCGGTCACTATTGCTTCACCCTTCTTGTCAAATTCATAAACGACAGGGTGGTCAAATGCCTTTGCTACTTCCGATATACTAACTGGATTCCCAGAACCAAAATGTACATTTCTTGGTTTACTTTTTGTTGTTAACAACTTCAGTATACCATCTATTACATCATGGATATGAGTGAAGTCCCTTTCCTTTTTACCACTACCAAATATCCTTAGAGGTTCATTCCCCTCTATGCATTTCTTAAATGCTCGGACTACCGTACTATGTTCTCCATAGTCTGCTTCTCTTGGCCCATACACATTATAGAAATATAACATGTGGTATTCCAAGTTGTATTGTTTGCGGTAAAGTTCTAGTAACTCCTCATTTATACACTTTGAAAATGTATAAGGATTATCGTGATGGTGAAGAAACTGAGTGCTTGAAGAAGCAGCGAAAAACAAGGGTATTCGTTCTCTTCGTGCGTACTCAGCAACGACCATTGTTGAATTGAAGTTATTCGTAATAGTCCCAAATGGGTCATTCTGAGATAACCTAATTCTAGGCGTGGCGGCTAGGTGAAATATTGCGTCATACTTTCCAACTGGAATTGCTGATGCAACATCTTTATGTAGATACTTCACATTCGGACTATTTTCGACTTTGAATTTACCTTTTCTCATATCGTCAATAACAAGAACATTCTGCCCATGTAAAAGCAATGCTTCTGTCAGATGGGAACCAATAAATCCGCACCCACCTGTGACGATAAAATTATGGACTTTCTCAGTCATTATATACCGTATAAAAAATGTGACTATCTATCTTTGTTGTCATAGCCATATGTTGTGCCCATGCTGGTTCCACATAATCCGCGTGATAAAACAAACTACCATCTGTATTATCTTCGTATCTACTAACCATTACATCAATTGCCAATTCTATGATTTCTTCATATGAAGTAAAATCTCGTACCATGTCTGATTTACCGTCACAGTACCAACTAAATTGACAACTATGTCTGATTGGAACCAACTCATTTTCATCTCTCCAAGACGGTCTGTGTTTGCCTTGATAAACAACACCACAGATTGTGTCTGGATATGCATCATGTTTAACACGATTAAGGGTAACGAAAGCAACTGCAATTTTACCTTCAGAGCTTTCGCCCCTAGCTTCGTGATAAATGTTAATTGCGAGACAAGCAATTTCCTTTTTGTCTATAACCTTAACTGGGTCATAGCCATGAATTTCCTTGTCATAATAGTTATCAGCACTAGCGGGCCACAATATAAGAGACACCGCTACCAAGGCTGTTAAAAACCAAGTGTACATAGTGTACTAGATTAGAATGGTAACTTGTCAAATATTGTGTCAAGAAAATCCAACCAACCTTTTCGGTCTTTAATCCATGCTCCAATTACTATCCCAATAACGAGTCCTGTAATTAACCACATATCTTTCTCCTCCTTCTCTTTGAGAATTTGTTAGGACAGTATTCTGGTGCTAGGAACTGTCCAAAACCCCGAGCGATTCTACGCCGCTAAAGCGTAGTCCTCATAAGCAGTATTATTTTCTGCATTTATGGTTTTGTTGCACTTACGGCAGCTTCCTCTCCGAACTCTCCACGCACCTATTAAGTCCCAGTCGATCCTATTCGCCCCCTTAGTCGGGTCTATAAGGATAAATTGGTGGAGGCGGGGGGAATCGCACCCCCGTCCTGTCAACCTTTCAATTCGTTTCATAGAGTCAAGTTATATTTATATTATAGTATAAGATGGGCCAGAAGTCAAGCGTTATTTTCGTATAAATCTCGACATTCTAACAAGTATTCTGTGTAATTGTCACGATGTTCAATGAATAATTGTGGTTCTTCATCCTGTACACCAATGATAATTACTGAATTTGTGATAGGTATTCCTGTTCTTTCCTCAAACATGATGGCATAACCAGCACATTGAGCGAAATAATTCTTTATATATGACTTGGTTTTCCTTTTAGCAGAGGTTTTAAAGTCAATAATAGACAATTTTCCCTCAAATTCCGCGATACAATCCGCTTGACCAGCCAACCTTAAATGGTCGCTGTACAAAAATTGTTCAATCGCGTGAATGTTGTCTATCTTATCAAGGTAAAGGCGCATGTTATCAAACATATCTTCCTCTACAAAGGACAACATTTCAGTATTAAGTTCCTTATTATTAAGATAATCCTCGCAAACACCATGAATTTTGGTTCCCCGAACAGACGATTGGCGAGATATTTTGTTCGCGGTCTGTTCTCCTACCTTTTTTCTCCATGCTTTTATAGCGGGTTTTATCTTATATCCAAGAACGGTGGTGATAGAAGGGTATCTATCACCATTTTCCGTTACATATGTCCTTTTTCCTTCAAAATTCTCCCTCATTAACTGGGGAAAATCGTGTTTTTCGTCAATATGTGTAAACATTACAAAAATCCTATAATTATGTGACCATTATACTAGCCTTCAGAGCAAATGTCAAGTCCCATATTGTTCTTCATAGCGGATTCTTGAGATTAAATACTCTTTTACAAGGTCAGAACGGACAATATCGTCCTCACTAAACTCAAAAGTCCTAAAAGAAGGCATATTTTCAGCAATTACCATGAATTTCTGCAATCCACTTAAATCGCCCTTCTTATATAGGTCAGTTTGACGGAAGTCTCCACAGAATATAATCTTACTATTATGTCCTACGCGAGTTATAATGGAATTAATCTCCATGTCATTCATATTTTGACACTCATCCACGATAATAATGGAATTATCCAATGTAATTCCTCTTACAAATGATGTAATCATCCATTCTACATATTTTTGTTCGATTAGTCTCTGGAATGCCTGTTGTTTTTGGGGGAACAATGCGGTACACATATCAATATATGGTTGCATGTACACCGCAGTCTTCTCAGTTTCATCGCCTGGCAAATGTCCTATTTCTCTTGATGGGACTGCTGACCTAATAACGACTACTTTCTTATATGGGTTTCCTCTCTGTAAAACCTCTTCTAATGCTCTGTACAGGGCAATGTATGTTTTTCCTGTACCAGCACATCCATGTAATAACATTGCTCTACAATCTTTTTTGTACTCTGCGAAAAAATGTCCTTGGGTTTCTGTGAGTGCATCAATTGTAATTAAATCCTCAATACGCATTTTTAATGTTGATTTACTTTTCACCTTCTGTATATCGGAATTTAAATTCTCAATTACTTGTAGGTTGGTTTTGCGTCTTGGCATGTGGTATCTCTCCAGATGGTTGGTTAAATTAATTTGCTATCCATCATAAAGACTGTTTTTACATAATCTCTCCTCGATTTAAAATGTATCTTGTTATATTTCTTTGCTTATTGTTAATACTATATTCCTTTCGTTTGAAATATCAGCATCACCATGAAATTCTATATACTGAATTGTTCCGTCAACTGGGCCCAAGTCAAAGCTTTTCCCAACTGACCAATTGTCGCCTATTGTATCCCATGTTCCCCATGAAACATCAAATGCAACTATAGGTAAAGTGTAAGAGATTTCACTATAATCAACAAACCCCTCTGCACCAACTACATGTAAAAGACTTACATCTTTCCATCCTAGTGCTATTTGATGTTCAACTCCATCTAAAGATGAGTCTCCGTTATAGTTATAGTCTACATATGTGTAAGAAGCAGAAAAGTCTTTCCATCCCAAACCATATCCAGCATAAAGGTCAACCTCTAAATTTGCAAGTCCATCTCCGTAATCTACTTCAGATGCCCACATTCCGATAAAGGCTCCCTCATATCCAACATCAAATCCACCAGAGACAGCTGGGTCTCCTAAAGTTTGGGTTTGACCCCTAAAAATATATTCACTACTCAACGCTACATTGGCAGAAGAATTTATTTCTGCGTGAGCACCAAATGATGCCACCATTGCTAATATCATTATTAAATATTTCATTTTTTCTCCTAATTATAAAGTGCCGACAATGGCACAACTTCTATTGAATTCATTATCCTACGAATGTTTTTATATGTTTTCTCAGATAACGCTTGATTGTCTAGACATTCATTAAGTTTGTCTATGACGAATTCTGGTTCTAAAGTGCGAAGGTCTTTTCTGACCCAGCGTTTGGGGTCATCTAAATCATCGGATATATTGAGACACAAGAGAACGAGATAGATATCCTCTTCCGTGTATAGATTAATTCTGTATCCTGTAGGTTCCCATTTGCGTTTGGTTGGGAACTTTAATATGTTACTCATATTAATAACTTCTCACCAACCTTTATACCAAACTTTTCATGACTCTTGGCACAAGGATGGCCCCTTGGTAATCTTTCTATAATGTTGGCCCCTAATGGGTCAATCTTCATTCCCTTTATCATATACTTATCTATTTCAGACATTAGAAATTTCAATTGTGTATTAAATTCATTGGTTTTATAGTCAATATCGTACTGTTTTCTGTACCATTTAAGGTTAAATGGGTCTAACATGGGAAGAATGTAGAGTTTTACATTGTTTGTCACGCAAATATTCATTATATTCCATATTTCGTGTAAGAAAAACCACAGGTAAGTATAGGTTCCTTTTAAGTTCATATACTTCAACGCGAACTCTTTATCGCCTCTTCTTTCGTAGTCAGATGCAATAACCATACTTACAGCAGCGCCATGCTTTCTAAGATGATAGAGAAGAGTTTCATCTTCTGCAAAAACCATTTCTCTAGCAAATCCTGTCAACCCGACAACTATAGCTTCATTGGGTTCATATAATCCATCTATAATATGTTGAACTATGTTCCCCTTCATCTGGGTCATAGATGAACCATGTTGTCCATGATTATAACATCTAACCTTTAATAAACTACACATGTGTTGTGGCCACGCGAGTTGTTTTTCAAGTTTTATTTTTTTCTTCCAAAGAAGTTCTCTTGATAATCTTCTACGATAATATTCATCTTGTGGTTCGCCCTCCTGTTTCGCCATCTTTTTTGGGTCAATAGCCATTGGGTCTGGAAGTTCTTTGTCCAAAAGTTCCTGTCCAGCAACATAAGAACATCCATAGAAATGAAGTCCATCTACCTTTATGATTTCGTCATTATGATATCTTATCTCACGCATTTGATGTTCCCTTAAAAAAAGAGTCAATGAATATATTTTGATATGCTGTTATTCTATCTCGGTCACTTGTATTTCTCACCGCGTGTCTTGTAGTAGGATCATTCAAAAAGAAAATACCAGTATTCCTTTCTGTGGGACTAGTATAATTTAAAAAGGTTGTAGGGTCTTTATTATCCACTAAGTTCACTATTATTGCACCAATAACTCTACGGTTATCATGATGACCATGCATATTGAAATTTGGTAAATCTTTATGAATACATAATCCTATAGTATCAAAAGGTTTTAGATTTACATTATATCCCTGCCACAATTCATTTAAATCAAGATTTCTTATTAAGTGAAGTACCTTATCTGATATAATGCCCCATGATTCTCTTAAAACAGGAAAGTGATATATTTCACGCAACTGTGCATTAGATATTTCACCTTCAGTAAATAGTCCAGCCGTGCGCCATTGGTCTTGGGGTGGTATTGGTGGTAAATCTAATTCTGTTAATTCCCATATCAAAGGTCTAACTTGTTCTATCTTACACACACCTTAACTCCATACTTCTTCTCAAACCTAGCTGCATCTTTTTCATCATTGACGATTGGTTCACCTTTAATATTCAAACTAGTATTTAAAAGGATGGGATGACCACTATATGTTTTCCATCTTTGTAATAACCGCGTCAACCCACTATGTTGTTCATCATTGACAGTCTGAACTCTACTGGTTCCATCCTTATGTACTATAGCAGGAAACAGGTCTGGTTCTTTACATCTAACGACATGTTGCATATACGGTGATTGGAATCCTTCTGGTACATCGAAATACTTGTGTACTTCCGATTCTAATATAACTGGTGCAAAGGGTCTAAACTCCTGTCTCTTCTTAATCTTATTAACAACATCTTTCATCTCTGAACCTTTTGGGTCTGCGAGTAAACTTCTATTACCCAAAGCTCTCGGCCCAAACTCCGCCCTACCATTTGCGACTCCGACTATTTTCAATGCGACAAGATTTGATAGTATATCACTAGTTGGATATCCGCCTTCTATATTATATCCAAGATACGGTGTTTTCCATTTCAACTTTTTATGTTCCCTAGCTGCAATCGCACCAATAGAAGAACCAGCATCGCCTGGATTTGGCATAATCCAATGATTAGCAAAATACTGTGGTATAATTCTATTCGCCAAACAATTTAAAGCACACCCACCCATAAAAACCAGATTGGTTTGGTCTGTTAATCTCGCAGTTGTAAATAGCAGTTTTCCAAATTGTTCTTCATAGACTTTCTGTGTAGCAGCTGCGACATCAAAGTAATCTTCTTCTTTTAAATCTGGGTTCCACCACTTACATCCTCTATGTAGGTTCTGTTTTAGTAATGGTTTAATGTCATCATAAAATCTATCGGGGTCACCATAAGCAGACATACCCATAAGGATATACTCATCTTCATTTGCTTTCAATCCAATTCTATCTGTCATCGCGGAATAGAACAACCCCAATGAGTCTGGATACTTAGAAGTCCAGATACATTTCATGTCCTTCCATATAGATGTGGTAGTCCATTCTCCAATAGCAT